ATCAAATGGGTCAACCATTCCAGGAATATACTTGATAATCATAGAACGATTAATTCCACCAGCTCCTTTAACTTTCTTCTCAATGTTAGAAACACCATTAGTTGTTCCCATATTTAAGAATACCATTCTGAAGCTCTCTTTAGGATATCCAGTTGCTGGGTCAATGTCATTGCCATGCAAGTTTGGATCATCAAATAGAGGGTTATGAACAAGAGTCATTCTCTGACCGATAGCGTTATAACTTGTAAAGTTAACACCAATTTCCATATCCTTACCTATCAATGCATCATAGATTAAGTTACCACTTGGGTATACTAAATCTTTCATTGCTTCATGGAAAGAAACCATACCGGCAGTACCAGTAAATACCATCCAATGAGCATTTTTCTCACCAGTATTTAATTTTAATTGAGCTAAGAAATCAGTTAATCTTTTTTCAGTCAAAGGACCAGAATAAGTATCAACGTTAGCAGCATCAATTTGTCTTAGAATACCATCACCTTTTACAAGTGGCTTACCATTTAAATCAAAAACTGAAGAGTTTCCGTTAGCATCCATTGTAGAAGTAGAATACCATGAGTCTAATTCAAGCTCATAAAGATATTCATCCATTGCAATCTCTTGATCAGCAAAGTACCACAATCTTTGTCCACCAGCTTCAATCCAAGTAACATCAGTAAGAGCTGAACCACTAATTGATTTAGCTTTTCTGTTGATACCTAAGTGATTGATATACCAATCTGGGTAAACATGATTTTCGTAACCTCTTTCAGAGCTTTCAGTAAATGCAGTACCAACTTTACCAACTGTAACACCAGCAAGTAATGCAGCAGCACTAACAGATAATGCAACGTCAGTAGTCATAAGCTTTAATTGGAAAGTATATCCACCTGCAGTAGCATTAGGCTCTCCAACAACAACAGCTTGAGCTTTATCAGCAAATCTGATTACATCGTTAGGGTTTAAATAATTTTCTTCAAATTCTACTTCGAATTGAGTTAAACCAAGTCCGTTACCTACGTTAGTTCCAGTACAAGTTGAAGGTCTGTTAGTTCTACCTAAAATAGACCATCTAAATGCATTTTCACCAATAAGTTCTTCTTTAGCAAACCTTGAAGTTCCATCAACAAAATATGTTAATGAGTATTGTGGGTATTGACGAATTAAGTTTCGTGCGATTTCAGGGTACTTTAGTAAGTTTGTTACTAAAGCATTACTTTCAATCGTTTCCTTCCCATAAGTTCCACTATGAAATTTCATCTTTTCATTTTTATATTAATAATTATCGAATGTTTCTGTTTCTTAACTTCCAAATAAGAAAGAATTAGGATTAAATTCATCTGATTTTCCAGTAGGATCTAATATCCTTGTTGTTCCTGGAATCTCAGGTCTTTGAATGTTATCCAAAATTTCCTTCTTGCCTTTTTGATATCCTTGGTTTTTCATTGCTTTTAAGATAGTATCTTTGTTTTTCCACAGCCATGCCGCTTCTGCAACATTTTGATTACTCTCTGTAACACTTTTTAAAAAAGATCCTGATGTTATGTATTCATAATGATCACCTCTCACTTTATTTAAACTATCAGAATCTTTAGCCATTTTAAAACCAAACATTGTTTCAGTTTTTTCTAAATGATTTTTTAATTCTGCCATTGAATCTTCACGTTCTTTTTGAAGCTTTGCTTCATTCTCACGCTCACGATTTAATTCATTATGCTCTTCATTGCGTATTGCCTTGTTAAGCGTATTTCTAATTTTTTGTGCTTCAATATCCATAGTGCCATTAGCATCATATATATCTAAAGCTTCTTCTAATTTTTCTTCTTTAAAGCCTTGCATTTCTAAATCTTTCTTTACAAGCTCTTTATCTTCCATTGACACAAAATTTCTCAATTTTGTTATTTTATCAGACTTTACATTTTGAGCTTTATACTCATTTAATTTCTCTTCTAAAGCTTTATATTCTGCAATCTTATTGTCAAATTCTTGTTTTGAAGTTACTCCTTCAATTCCTGTATCTTCCCATTTAAAACTATTTTCAATAGTTGTAGGTTGTTCTTGAAGTTCTTCTTTTGTTTTATCAGTAACAATTTCTTTGTTGTCTTTTGCTTCTGTAGGATAATCCCAAACAAAATCATCAGATGTATCATTTTTGACTGTATCTTCTGCTGCTTCTTCTACTTCTGGCTTTTTAGCAACTTCTGGACTATCAGCCATTGAAGATGCTTCAACAAATAAAGAAGCGTCAAAAGAATCATCTTCTTTTGTTTCTGTATTAGCTTCTACTACCGAAGTATCTTCATTATTTTCTATTGTAGGTGTTGAATTATCAACAACTACCTCTTCTTTTTCATTTACATTTTCTTCCATAATTAAAGTATTGTTTTAACAAATATACATTTATTCATTCTTTTTTACAACTTCAATTCTTTCTGTTACAGGCGCTTCTTGTGTTGGTGGAAGAATGTCTGGAACAGTTTCATCATTAGCAGCTCCAAGCATCATTTCATCTAAATTTTGATCTCTATTAGCTTGTTGCATGTCTTGCTCTTGTATAATATCACTATCGTGAATTTCTAATTTAGTTTGATTATTAAGTTGTGCAACTTGAATATCAGACTGTGCTTTAATTTGAGCAACATCTAATGGTACTTGTATTTTCTTAGCGTCTATTTCATTTTTAGCTTCTTGTGCTGCAAGCTCTCTTTCTTGTAACTCTATTTGTTGAGCTTTCATTTCTTTTAATGCACCTACTAATATATTCTCAACTTCAGTAGCACTATCACCTCTAACAGCTTTAATTGCAGCTAATGGTTCTACAGCACCAGTAGAAGAATATCTTTCTAATAATTGTAACATTAATTGTTTCTCTTGAACCTCTTTACTACTATTCTTTATAAAGATTCCGTATTCATCTTTACTAATAGCTTTATCAATTTTAAAGGTTTGCATACCCATATCTCCAAAGATATTAGCCATACGCCCTTCATTAGCCCAACACAAACGCATTTTGTTTGCCATGTCTTGTAAGACTTCTCCAACTATTTTATAATGTAATTCAAAAATTGGCGCAGTAATAGTAGTTGATTGTAATACATTACGTTCTGTAACTCCTACTAAATCTCCTGATTTTTGAATACCACTTCTTGCAGCAGATATGCCAGTAAGTTTATCAGCAGTTTCTTCTAACATCATTTTTAAATTAACTAATTGCTGAACCGAATTACTTAATGTAAAATCAATTTGTTGAAATTGATTAAATGTAGAAATCTGTTGACCTTCTTGTTTTGAATTAATTAATATTAATCCTGAGTTTTTAGCATGATACAATACATCTTCTAATGGTGTATTCTTAGGTTTTTGTGAAACATCATAAACAATAGATTTACCACCAGCTCTTGCCATACATAACTCAATGTGATACATAACCACATTATATAGTATTTGAATATTTTTAAGAGCATCAACAATAGACAATGTTCTACCATTTAAATTAGTCTTAATAACACCAAAGAAATCTAATTTAGCTTCAGCATAATTTTCTTCAAATCTATATTGATTAGGTTTTGGACCCCATTTAATTAATTTTTCATGTCCAACTTTAATAGCTTCCCAAACCTCAACCATAGGTCTTTTTACAATCTTCTCACCTTTCTTTTCTTTATAATCATCTGGAAGCATTTTATAATAAGGTACTTCTGGATCAAACTTATTAGGCGATTCTTTAAACTTCATCATTCTAATAGAGCGCCATTGAACATCAACAACTCTAATTTTTAATGAAGTATCTTGTGTATATATATATGAACTAAATGGTACATTGTTTTCAGCATACCAGGCAGATTCTTGATTTTGTAATTCTTCTAAATAGTCAATATCTTTTTTAGTAAGCATATGCCCCCACCTATCAATAATTTCATTAATAGTAAAATATTTATCTACACCAGCATATAGTGAATCTTGTAATGATTCTTTATCAGAATCAGGGTCGTATATAACTGTTCTTGGGTCTAACCTTTCTGGTACAGGGTCTCCATTTTTAGTAACAACTCTATAGAACTCTTTAGATGTTACGCCCATGTCAAAGAATCCTCTTTTAAAGATATTCTTTAAATCGTATTTTTGAATAAGATATTCTAAGCCTACATGAACTTGATCTTCAATTGCATCTCTAAATTTATATTCTTGAAATGCTTTAACATCTTCAGGAAGTTCCATTCCTAAATCTTCATCTTGAAACTCTACACCAGTAGCTTCTGAAATTTTAGCTCTTAAAGGTCTTAAAATAAATTCTGCTGCAACTTGAATTTTCTTTTCATTCTTACGTCTTATAGCACTTCTATTAACTACAAAAGCTGTGAAAGATAAAGGTTGAGATATTAATTCTCCAATTAATAAATCAAGCTTAGGCATTATAATTGGATAATTTACTAAACGAGCTGGAGCTGTTATACCATACATGTCGGTAACATACTCAAATTGTTTAATATCAAAATAACCTTCTGCTATTAGATAATTTTCGTGATCCTTTACTTTTTCATTCCGGTATCTATCTCCTGTATCTTGATATCCTAAGATTGCATTTACACAGTCTAATACCCATTCTTCGTTTTTCTTATCAGCAGGAATATTTTGTCTTGGAAAATTTACACTATCGCTCATTCCTAATCAAAGTTATAATCAAAAGTAGGATTTTTTGACCTCTTTTGAAAGTTATTATTATTATTATTATTTACTGTAACTATTGATCCATCACTTTTTCTTTTAAAATGTGGATAAAAATCTTTTACAGCATCTTCTTCTTCTTCTTTATTAACAATATGTCTTGTTGTGTCCATATCGTGTATTAAAGCTAATCCAAAAGCCATTACTCTATCTGTATTTCTTTTACCGAAAACTGCCATTTCTTCTAACAATCTCATAAAATAAATATCTTCATAATGTTTTTTAATATACTCATCTACTAATTCTACCAATAAAGATTTTTGGTAACTCTTCATATGAATACCATACTTATTAGAAACTTGACTATACGGTGAATCTGCAGAGCGTGGTCTTTCTTTTAAGTACCTGGTCATATTATGTTTAATAAAATACTTTAAAAAACCATCATCATTATATTCAACCAAAATTTGACATTGATAATAAACTGCTAATTTTAAACAGTTCTCATAAAATTCTTCTTTAGAATAAGGTCTATCTGTATACATAGCAACTGGCAATTCTCCAGGAATATCCATATTAACAAATCTACGATACACACACATACAACCATCTGATTCTTTATCACTTATAGAATTTTCTAATGAATCATCAACATGGTATGGATCAACAGCTGATACATGTACATTTTTAAAACTTTCTAAATTTTCGTGTAATATTTCAAAAGTAC